CTCATGCAACGGTTGGCAGAAGCTAAAGGAGCGAAATAATGGCATCAGGATTTCAACAAAACGAAAATCAACTTACACCAGGCCTATACCGTGTTGTGATCGATCTCTCAGGATATTCCAGCACAGCAGCTGACACAGATGCAGGCGGTGTAGAAACCAGAGACAGCAGTGCATTTGCAACACAAAACACTACATTAGCTAACGGTCAACGCAGAGCGCGAGGCAATCTACGCTGGCAAGGAATTTTAGAAAATCTAGGTCGTGGTGGTGATTTTAGAATCTTAGACATAGAAGAATTAGAATCTACAGGCCCAAGCGCATTAGATAATGCAGACGATGTCACAGTTACTCTAACATTTACCGTGCAGTATGACAGAGATGCCTTTGTGTTGGGCAACGTACAAAATTTCTTGATCGCAGAAGGCAGAACCACAGGTGGTGTTGCTAAAAATTCAGATCACGAAACATTAGGCTCAGCTACTACTACCAGCACAACTGCGTTGGCTATTGAAGAATTAGTGGTTCGTGGTATCACCAAAGGCTATCAAGATTATGTGACCGATGTTAGTACAGCAGTTGGGGCAGGCGACATATTCACTAGGAGTTACAGAGTCTATGACGGAACACAAGGCGCTGAAACACAAGCAGTATTGACAGTGAAAGCACCCATTACTCCAAAAGCAGCTCACACAGATGTCACAGTGACTGCTATAGACGGTACCACTCTGCCAACAACTTAATTATATCTACATATCCAAATAGGCTCTCCGGAGCCTATTTTTTTCATTAAATAAACATATGGGAAAATCACTCGACGGCGTACTGATTAAAAAGGCTCACGCTCAGACCAAATACACAATGGATGAGGTCAAGCATCTTGAAGCCTGCTTGGATCCTGTTACAGGACCTTTGTATTTCTGCACCAATTTTTTAAAGATACAGCATCCAACTCGTGGCGCTATTAATTTCGAACCCTACGAATATCAAGAAAGATTGATAAAAAGCATACACACCAATAGACAGTGTATAGCCATGCTGCCTCGCCAGATGGGCAAGACCACCTGTGCTACTGGCTATCTGCTTTGGTACACCATGTTCATACCAGACTGTCAGGTATTGATAGCTGCCCACAAATATGAAGGTGCCAAAGACATCATGGATAGATATCGATTTGGCTACGAAAATCTACCAGACTTCATACGTGCAGGTGTGTATTCATATAATAGAAACACCATTGAATATGACAACGGTGCTAGGATACAGGCCACAACTACAACAGAAAACACTGGTCGTGGTAAATCTCTTTCATTGATCTACTGCGATGAGTTTGCGTTCGTGCAACCTCCCGAAAAGGCCAAAGAATTCTGGACTGCATTAAGCCCTACACTAGCCACTGGCGGTAAGTGTATAATCACATCAACCCCAAACTCAGACGAAGATCAGTTTGCGTTGATATGGGCCGAGGCTAACAAAAAATTTGATGAGTTTGGTAACGAAGCTGATGTAGGACAAAACGGATTTGCTTCATATACAGCTCATTGGTCGGAGCATCCAGATCGAGATGATGCCTGGGCCAACCAAGAAAGATCTAAAATTGGTGAAGAACGTTTCCGCCGTGAGTTTGAATGCGAATTCTTGATTTTTGATGAAACCCTAATCAACTCTGTGAAACTGGTTGAGCTCGCCGGCTCAGATCCTGTGATGACCATGGGACAGACACGCTGGTACAAGGACGTAGACTACAAGGCCACTTATCTAGTGGCTCTAGATCCCAGCCTAGGCACTGGTGGAGATTATGGTGCTATACAGGTCTATGAAATGCCTACGATGACTCAGGTAGCAGAATGGCATCATAACCAGACTCCAGTGCAGCAGCAGGTCAAACACATGCGGGAAATACTGAGATACATACACGACCGTGGAGAAGAACAGGGCGGTGTACCGCAGATCTATTATTCAGTGGAAAACAACAGCCTCGGTGAAGCTGCGTTGATAGTGATCAACGACATAGGCGAAGAAAACTTCTACGGTCTGTTTCTCAGCGAACCCATACGCAAAGGACACATACGCAAGTTCCGAAAAGGGTTTAATACTACACATCGTTCAAAGATCACTGCCTGCAGCCAGCTGAAAAATCTCATTGAAACTAATAAAATGAGCCTGAAATCAAAACCCTTGATTTCAGAACTCAAGACTTTTGTGGCCACTGGGTTGGGTTTCAAGGCCAAAAGCGGTGAGCACGACGACCTTGTATCCAGCACACTGTTGATCATACGCATGGCCGATGTGCTGGCCGATTGGGATCCGCAGATCTACGATAAAATGACTGAAAAAGTCTCCGAAGAATCTATGCCTATGCCGATCTTTGTTAGCATGGGCCTTTGATAAATATACTTATGGACGCAAGAAATAACATAGCAACAGATTTATTCTACAAGGTACGTAGTCGGTTTTCTGGCCTTAAATTAGGTGCGGAAACCGGGGAAATAACCATCAATCCTGAAGAGGCTCGATTCTTTGATTTTGACTACATGGAAGGAAAGACTCCCATAGGACATGTCAGTATCAGTCTTGCAGAACCCAACTCGATGAAGGTATATTTCAGTCATGGTATTTCTGAAGGCATGGATGAAAAACAAAAGGTCAGTTGGTACGGTTTTCTCAAAGAGCTGCGCCAATTCGCTAAACGTAGACTGCTGAGTTTCGATACCAGAGACATAGCCAAAGACAATCTGGATCGCAGGGACTACGAATTTCTAGTGCAGAACTCACAGCCCAAGCAGACCAAGCAGGACACTATACAAAAACCAGTCGGAGAAAGTATGATGGCAGAAAGCAACATGTATGGTAGTAGAACCATGAGCTACCAAAAATTAATGGACACTAGATTGATTATCAAACACAACCAAGCGGTCATGGATGAGAATCAGCCAGGTGCAAGAACACGCCACATAGGTGCCTTGTTCGTGGAAAACCAAGACGGTGAAAGATTCAAGTATCCTTTCATCCATCTAGCAGGTGCTAGAGCTATGCAGAGACATGTGGCCAACGGTGGCGTTCCTTATGACGATCTAGGCAAGAGCATAATTGGCATGAGCGAAGAAATCGCACAGTTAAAGAGTTTTGGTAATTATGTGGTACGTAACGATCTTATGAACTCAGATACAAATTCTGTAGTGGAAAGATCGACCACATATCTCAATCAACTACGTGAACAAATCAAGGCACTGAGCAAGCAGAGCCATTACGAAGCATACAAAGAAAACTTCCAGGCCTACGACAGTGAAGAAATTCCACAGGACGTGGTAGAAGACTTCAAAGAAAAATTCACTGTGAAATCATTTAAAGAAGACATAGCATCAGTGTTTCCTGTATTGTACAGACTGATGAAAGAAGAAAACATTATAGGCTACGACGACATAGTCGCAATGACACAAGAAGAAATAGCCAACGAAGATGTGGAAGTGGGTGAAGAAGCCTACGATCCTTTTGATCAATTTGAATCATGGGTGATGGCACTAGGTGAAGAATCCGCTATCACCTCAGAAGATCCAGAAGCACAGGCCACTGCCGTCCAGAGCCTACAAGAACTAGTAGGACAGCATTTCCCCGCAGGCGTAGATGGCACCAATGCCATAGAAAGCCTCAAAGGCATCATAGAAGATCCAGAACTATACAAACGCATCAAAGCACAGGCCGCCGAAGACGCAGACTCATGTGTGAGACCATTGGTCAAAGAATGGTTAGAATTAAATGCTCCAGAAACCCTAGAGCAATTAGATTTTGGTGATATGGTCGATGAGCCGGAAGCAGCCCAAGGAGGTGACCAAACTGCCCCGGAAGAAGAACCAGTGGCAGTTGATCCAGCCGCAGCCGAAGTTCCTGTGCAACAACCAGTTCCGCAGGAAGCTATAGATCCTGATAATCCCAGAGATTACGAAAGACCTGCGATTGATAGAAAGAAATCTGGTCAAGCACCATTGACAATGAAAGACGTCAAAGACAAGGATGAAAAATCAGAACGTGATCGCAGAGAACGTGCAGGCATCAGAGTGGAAGAACTAGCAGAATTTATTACATCATTCTATGACAGAGATTCAGGCACATTTCCTAAAGGCCCCGAGGGTGTAGTGATCATGGTGGGCAAGAAGTTTGGAGAACAGGCTGAACAGGTCGCTCGAAAATTTGTAGAACGCATGGCCCCACAACAACAAGATCCACAGATAGCAGAATTAGCTCGTATCAGAGAACTAGCAGGCTATTAAAATTTCGTCGCAGTTAGATTGGGCACTTCGGTGCCCTTTCTTTTGATCAGATTAGCCGTTTCATGTTTACGACCTCTGTCTAAATAACGTTATATATAATAGTGGTAGAATTTTTCTACTACACTTAAATGGAGATTTTCATATGAAATCAATCGTTACATTAATCGCTGCTCTTTTCGCAGCCACAGCATTCGCACAAGCACCTGCCAAGAAAGAAGAAGCCAAACCAGCAGCAGCATCTGCGACTAAACCAGCTGATGCTAAAGCAGCACCTGCTAAGAAAGAAGAAAAGAAAGACGCAGCTAAGAAGTAATGTGAGCGATCGGAAAGGCTCTTCGGAGCCTTTTCTTTTGGCAAAACAAAATCAAAAAATACGCAGATAATCATTGACCTTGATAAATAAAAAGCACATAATAATACATGTGCATAAGGCATATAAACATTTTAGGCATAACATAGGAGGCATATAAAATGGCTACATTAGCAGAAATTCGTGCAAAACTTCAAGAAGCACAATCAAAGTCCACAGGACAATCCACCGGCGGTGGAGACAACGCAATTTACCCACACTGGAACATGCAAGAAGGCAAGGAAGCGGTGATCCGTTTGCTACCTGATGGTAATCCCAACAACACATTCTTCTGGGTAGAACGTGCGATGATCAAACTACCGTTTGCTGGAATCAAAGGTGAAACTGATTCGCGACCAGTACAGGTACAGGTTCCCTGTGTGGAAATGTACAATGATGGCACAGCTTGTCCGATCCTCGCAGAAGTTCGTGGTTGGTTCAAAGACAAGAGTCTTGAAGAAATGGGTCGTAAGTATTGGAAGAAGCGTTCATACATTTTCCAAGGTTTCGTCGTTGAAGATCCAATCAAGGAAGATAAGATTCCAGAAAATCCTATCCGTAGATTTATCATTGGTCCTCAGATCTATAACATCATCCGCTCGGCATTGATGGATCCAGAACTAGATGAACTGCCAACAGACTTCCTTAAAGGTCTAGACTTCCGTATCGCTAAAACATCTAAAGGCGGATTCGCTGACTACTCTACATCTAAGTGGAGCCGTAGAGAACGTGCTTTGAGCGATGTTGAAAAAGCAGCCATTGACACTCACGGACTGTTTGATCTCAGCGGGTTCCTTCCTAAGAAGCCTACAGATGTTGAACTTAAAGTGATGAAAGAAATGTTTGAAGCGTCAGTGGATGGCGAAGCATATGACATGGATCGCTGGGGACAGTATTTCAAACCAGCAGGTATGGGTCAGGCTACTGGTGATCCCAACAAAGCATCTGCTAGATCATCTGCAGTTGATGAGGATGCAGACGATGCTCCTGTGGCCGTGGCAGCTCCGGTAAGTGCTCCAGCAGCACCAGCCCCGGCAGCAGCCGCTGAAGGTGCTAGTCGTGCGCAAGATATCCTTGCAATGATTCGCAATCGTCAAAAGCAGTAATTAACACGGCTCGGGCCAATGAGACGTAGTTCTTACGCCCGAGTTCTTCTCATCACAGGATAATAATATGGCAAAAGCATTTGATATTTCTAAATTTAGAAAGTCAATTACTAAGAGCATCGAAGGACTTAGTATTGGCTTCAATGATCCAGTAGACTGGATCTCAACCAACAACTTCGCACTGAACTATTTGATCAGTGGAGATTTTTACAAAGGTATTCCACTGGGCAAGGTCACTGTGTTTGCTGGTGAGTCTGGTGCAGGCAAGAGTTTTATCTGTGCCGGTAACTTGGTCAAGAACGCACAGGCATCGGGCATATTTCCTATATTGATTGACACAGAAAACGCCTTAGATAAAGATTGGCTAGAAGCCTTAGGCGTAGACACTTCAGAAGATAAATTGATGAAGTTGAACATGGCCATGATCGATGATGTGGCCAAGACCATCGTGGAGTTCGTAGCAGAATATAAATCCATGGATGAAGCCACACGTCCTAAAATCTTGTTCGTGATAGACAGTCTTGGAATGTTACTGACTCCCACGGATGTCAACCAGTTCGAAGCCGGGGATCTCAAAGGTGACATGGGCCGTAAGCCCAAAGCACTTACAGCATTGGTTCGCAACTGTGTGAACATGTTTGGTAGTCTTAATATTGGTTTGGTGTGTACCAATCACACTTATGCCAGTCAAGACATGTTTGATCCAGATGACAAGATCAGCGGTGGTCAGGGTTTTATCTACGCCAGTTCAATCGTAGTGGCTATGCGTAAGCTGAAACTCAAAGAAGACGAAGACGGCAACAAGATCTCAGAGGTCAAAGGTATCCGTGCTGCCTGCAAGGTTATGAAAACACGATATGCCAAACCCTTCGAATCAGTGCAGGTGAAGATTCCTTATGAAACAGGTATGAATCCATATAGTGGACTGGTCGACCTGTTCGAAGCCAAAGGCATGCTCAAGAAAGAAGGAAACAGCCTAGTCTATACCACTGCCGATGGCGAGATCATCAAACAGTTCCGCAAGGCCTGGGAACGCAATGACAATCTCGGTCTCGACAAGGCCATGGCAGATGTATCAAAACACGGTGAAAAATCCATTTCTGAGATAACTACTACAGTTGAACCAGACTTGGAGGAAGCCGAATGAAAGAAGATTTAATCGCCGATATATGGAATGTAGTGATTGGTCATATTCCAGAAAAACAACGAGCTGATGTTGCCGCTGATTTTGTTAATACACCATTAGACTACGGTATCAAAGACTCTGTGTTAGAA